GAAGCGTTGCCCACACCCGGCAGGCTAGTAGACCACGGCTGGTACTTCATACCTTGAGCCGCATTACTTGAACTGCGGCTCGAAAGCAAGCCTCCACCGATTGCCGCTGCGGCTGCAATCCAAGCCATATTTATTCTCCGACCTTACGCATAAGGAATTGTTTGATCTCGCCCATACCTTGAATTAAGTATTTGACATCAGCTTCTAAGGTGGCAAGCTTAATTGGGATCTCTTGAGTAGCCTCGATCTTCTCTTTTAATTCACTGATTTGATCTTGCTGATCTGAGATCTTTTGTGTTTGTTTACCCAAGGCAAATACCCCGGTTCCAATTGTGATTAGAAGCGCTAACCACGTCGCCACTATGTTCCAATCCATGCTTCATTTACGTCGTTATGGTGGTTAAGACAATCGTACCAACAACGATAACTGCTGTGGTACCTATTCTACGTATGCTAACCGTAATCGTAGCGCTGTCATCGCTGCCACCACTAGAGATAGTCCACGTACGTGTACTAGACAAGGCTTGCCAAACACCAACACCAGTAGTACCAGAAGTTAGTGGGCCACCAGATAGTACTGCTTCTACTTCATAGCTCCCGGCATTAATGGTAGGCAAGATCCAAGTCCCTACTCCAGTGTATGCCCCATCAGCTGAAGCTTGGCGTCTTTGTGTAGTGCCGTCCGAGGCAATCTTCCAGCCTACGAAAGCCGTACCACCATGATTGGTAAATGATGCCGTACCACCCGGATCAAACAGTTTATCTCCACCGATGTGCTGTCGAATTAATCGAACGCTCACATTA